GTCCACACAACACGATCCCCTTCCCGAAGAAGAGAAGCCCCTTATGCGTTTAGACCTGGAGCCTGGTGAACAACTCCATCAGCTCCAAGGTCCTCGACCAGCTCACGACCGAGCCCTCGGAGAAGCGCGTCAACTCCCTCTCGTCTATGAGGAACACCTTGGCCGACCTCACCTTCGCCATGGAGAGCAAGCTGGGCCTCAGGATCGCGGAGGTGATGAACATGGCCAGCATGTCCGAGACCTCAGTCTTCTCGGGCCCGTCCCCGAACTTGATGTCCCTCTTCACCATGGACATCACGAACGAGAAGACCTTGTCGGCGGACATGGAAGACTTCACCAGGTCCCTGGTGTTGTACGTCAGCTCGTCCCGCACCGCCCTCTGCACGGTGGTGAAGACCGAGGCCAAGAGGTCGCTCGACCCCACGTCGTGGTTGAAGACCATTATCTTCTCGGGGCTGGTGAGGGCCTCGACCATCTCTCTCGGCAACAACAAGTCTCCCATGTTCCTCTCGATCCCCAAGACCCCGGGCTCGTCGTCTTCGTCCGAGCTATACTCTATGTCGGCGAGGAACGCGAAGGGGTTCGAGAACCCGGGGGACATCATGATCGAGAAGAAGTTCGAGGCCATCTCGGACGCCAAGTCCTTCTTCACCCCGAACAGGGAGTTCTCGTACCCCGGCAAGGACTTCATGAACTGGTTGATCTCGTCCAAGGTGCAGTTCGACCTCGTGAGGTGGGTGATATCCGTGAGGACCTTGGGCTCCACCCCCGGCGCGGCCTCCGAGGGCTGGAACCTCGTCGGGCCCGTGTACAGGTTGAACCTGTGGGTGGACATGACCAAGTCGGCCTTCCACCTGGCGGGGGACCTGGCCACCTCCAGGACCGTGATCGGCATCCGCAACTTGAGGACGTCCGCCATGTCGAACGAGTCCTTGGTGTAGAAGTTGATGACCATCTGCCTCTTGGCGGTCGAGGACACGAACATTATCTCCGTCGCCCTGGACGCGAGGAACAACTTCCCGAAGTTCCTGACCAAGGCCGAGATGGCGATGGAGGACGGCTCCCCGTACCTCTTGAGCTCGAACTTGTCCTGCTCGATGGATTCCAACGAGAGCATCGAGACCCCGTCCGTCCACATCTGCCTGGTCTTCGAGGCCGAGTACAAGATCCTCGAGCTCGCGGGGTTGTACGTCAGGCCAACGAAGGTGGCGGTGGACATCGACTCCTGGATGATCTCCCTGGACTGGGTCATAGCCTTGAACGCCTGCGTCTTCCTGTTCGACGCCGTGATGGACGTGAGATCCAGCTTCAGGATCTCCGAGAAAGGGGCCAACAAGAGGGAGTTGTCCGTGAGGGCGTCGATGTTCTCCGTGTCCGTCACCTCCGTGGGAACGTAGATGAAGTCGGGGTCCGTCTTGAACCTGTACAACGACAAGATGTCCAGCCTCCTGTTGTAGGTCGTCGGGAAGTCGGACACGAGGGCGAAGGACTTGACCTGGTACAGCTTGGTGTACCACCTGACGTAGTTGGAGAAGTGGAGCAAGGGCTTCTGCTTGAACCTCTTCGAGAGTGTGGTGACGGGGTCCTCGAAGAGCTTGTCCTGGTCGATGTTGAGCATCTTGGAGATCTCGGACGTGAAGTGCAGGACCCTCGCCCTGACGGCCATGTCGGACGAGAAGGTCGACCTGATGATCTCCGCCTCCGACGACTTGTCGGTGATCTCCCTCTTGTACATGATGAGGGACCTCATCTTCGGGTGCCTGACGATGTTCCTGTTCACCCTCATCGACTTGATCAGCGACTTGTTGTGGGTGTGCTCCTCCTCCACCGAGAAGAGCGGGTTGAACGCCGAGAAGAACGTGTTCTTGATCGACTTGTTGAGGATGTAGGTGATCGCCTCGAAGATGGTCATAGTCGTCTCCCTGTCGAAGGTGAAGGACATCGACTTCTTGTACTGGAGGGCCCTGATCAGCGAGTTGAACCTGAAGGACACCGAGAACCCGTAGGTCCTCTTGACCATCGAGATGTAGGACCTCAGGTACAACATCTGGTCGAACAACAGCACGGACGAGCCGATGTTCGACACCGAGATCATGTCCGCCAGGTTGTTCAGCTCCTCCTTGTGCGACCCTATGATGACCTTCTTGATCTCGGAGAGCTGCTTGTCCGGCCTCCCGGACAACTCCAGTGTCAGCTTCGAGTTCGCCTCGGTGTCCAGGTCCTCCACCAGGGTCTCCATCTTCTGCAAGGTGTAGATGGACTGGTAGAACTTCAACAGCATCCCGGACGCCTTCGCCATGTGTATCTCCGGGCCGTAGAGGAGCGTCTCGATGGCCATCGTGGTCGGCACGAAGCCCAAGTGAAAGGGCAACCTCTCCGGGTCGCACCTCAGCATCCCAGAGATGGTCGTCTCCGTCAAGTCGTCGATCCCGTACCATTTCTTCAAGTTCTCCCTGTTCAGCTTGAGCGCTAACTCGATGGTCGGCAGGTAGCAGCCGGCGTCGAGCAGCCTCCTCACGTTCGACAGCACCTCCTTGACCGCCTCCTCCGGCCTGGACAAATCCGGGATGACCACGGAGGAGTACGCGTCTTTGATGGAGGCAACGTACATCCTCTTCAGCAACGTGAAGACGGAGTTGAACTCCGTGATGATCATCTGCAAGGCGGTCTTCTTCCAGTTGATGTGGATGTTCGCGAGCTTCCGGATGCTCGTGTACAAGTCGGCCCAGATGGCCACCATGGCCGAGATGGACTGGCTGTCGGCCCTGGACTTGTCGAACATCAACACCGACATCTTGGTACTGTCGTCCGAGCTGAGCAAGGTAGTGGACCTGAACGTGAACCCCAGCTTCGAGGCTATCCTGGTGCTCAAGTGGTCCGAGTAGTCGTCCACGATGCAGTGCATGAAGCCGCTTCCGTGCTGGAGGTTCCCCTGGCCCATCCCGGACCTGATGAGCATCAGGCCCGTGGCGGTGGAGTACCTCTTGACGTTCTTCATGGTCTCGTCCTCGTTGATCATCTCCCACGACCAGGTGTCCAGCTTCTTCTTGATGGTGTCCGGGATGTAGATGAACTTGTTCGAGTACCCGCAGAACATCTTGATCATAAACCGCTTGATCCCGCTCGGGAACTCGTAGTTCTCTGTGTCGAACATGTAGGAGAACGTCATCATGACCAAGGCCTGGGCCCACTTCGAGGCGTCTGAGTTGAGGGACACGGAGAGCGCTGCCCAGTCCAAGGAGTTCGCGTTGGCCTCCGTCGCCTCGTTGTGGTACTGCAAGCCGATCGACGACTGGAGCTCCCGCTTCTTGACCTCCTTCGTCGTCATGTCCTTCGGGTGCGCCTTGCAGAGCTCCTCGAAGAAGATGTTCATCAGGGTGGTCAAGATCCGGGTCATGATGGACTGGATCAGGATCTCCCTGCCCTTCCCGTGCTGGGGCTTGTTGAAGGTCGTGAAGATCGCGAAGAACTCGTCCACCGCGGAGTTGATGGCCGCTAGCTTGGTCTCCGAGAGTGACGTTATCTGCTCGAATATCGCCTCCAGGACGGTGACCTTCTCGTTGAAGGAACCGGAGGACATCCTCAAGAAGGGCTCGAAATCGTCCCTCACGGCCACCACCGACCTCGTCATCTTCAACAGCTTGTTGACCCCGAAGGTTAGCATCTTCAGGCACGCCCTCTCGACGACGGCCTTGTTCTCGTCCTTGTCCAAGTAGAACTCGAAGGCCTTCCGGATGAAGTCCGGGTGGAACGTGCAGAACCGGTCCTTCTCGTAGAAGATGTCCGACCAATCCTTGGTCACCGTCCTCTTGGCCACGTTCTCCCGGTACACGTCCTCCACGGCCATGATCTTGGTCATGACCTCCTTGTCCCTGTGGGACCGGAACCCGTGGTAGACGTTGAACAAATTTCCGTAGTAGATCTCGTCCATGAGGATCTGGAAGTCGACCTTGAACTCGGGGCAGTAGATGGAGTTCGTCGAGAACTGGTCCTTGGTGGAGTCGTTGGTGAGCTGGGAGGTGAGATACGCCGCGATGTCGGACTCGTCCGTCAACGCGTTGGAGAACCACACGGCCTGCCTCTTAACCACGATCATCTGGCCCACCGACCTGATCGGCAACTCGAAGATCTCCTCCGCCAACTTCCTGTGGTTCGAGAGCAACGAGGTGGCCGAGTGCAGTAAGTACCTGGCCAACTGGGCGCAGGTCACGGTGTTCCTCTTATGCTCGGAGATGATCAGGATCATGGTCATGAAGAACTCGTGCACCCGGTACAGCTTCGGGGAGACCATCCAGTCCAACTTCGCTTCCCTGGCCTTCATGGCCATGGAGGACAAGATGACCTGGCACTTCGAGTCCACGGTGTCGTAATGAATGAGGTCCGCCATCTGGAGGGACATCCAGCCGGTGGTGAACTGGTCGTCCGACCACTGGGTGAAGCCCGCCTCGGAGTACGACCAGAAGCTCCTCGAGTACTTGTTGAAGCGGGGCTCCTCGGGGCTGTTGATGAGCACCCGGAAGACCACCTGGTTCGAGTCCTTCAACATCGGGCCCTCGGCGATGAGCAAGGAGAACTTCCTGTACTTCTTGAACGCGCACGAAGGCTTGTTCGGCTTCAAGGTGAACCTCCTGTCCGACAGGAGCTGGACCTCGTACACCAACTCCTGCAGGTTCCTGAGTATCATGTGCATGGCCGAAGACTTCCACACCTCGATGATGTCGTCGGAAGGCGAGGAGGACTTCATCATGTCGAGCAAGAAGTCCTCCAACTCCTCCATCATGTCCGGGTACAGCGGGAATCCCTCCGTGTTGCTCTCCGGCGGCTCGAAACCCGAGAACAAGCCCCTGCCGATGGTGGAACCGTCGAAGGTGTACCCGATGGACCTCAGCTCCACCGGCTCGTCCCCCGGCAAGTACGAGTCCAGGATCACCGGGAACTTCCAGAACTTCGGGATGTCCTCGTTGTGGCCCGGCCTCTCCATCCCGCGCAGCTTGGCTAACAAGTCCTCCGCGACCACCGACCTCTTCAAGGAGACCATGTCCGAGATCTCTTTCGTGAAGCGGCCGGACTTGTACCCCTTGGCCACCTCCTTGACGAACTTCTTCTCGTCGAACTTGTCCTTTTCCAGGTCCCTCATCGTCCTCTCCCAGTCCTCGACGAACTCGTCGGTCGTCAAGCTCCTCGCCTCGTAGATCTTGTCGAACTTGTCCGCGTCGAAGGAGAAGGACATGGGGATGACCGAGTCGGAGACGGTAGCCGGCATGAGTTCCTCCATCAGGTTCCGCCTGGCCGCCATGGCCAAGGAGTCGTCCTGCTCGAGGTCCTCGGGCTCCAACAAGTCGAACATCTTCCTGGACATCCTGTACCCGGGCTTCTCCTCCAAGTTGTTCATCAAGCTGGTGAGGTTGGAGATGTTCATGTCCAGGAGCGGCATCAAGAACTCGAAGTCGCTGGACACGTGGACTTCCCTCGTGGGGGACAGCACCACGATCGACAGGAGCACGTCCGTGTTCATGATGGAGTTGAGGTAGTTCGTCACGGCCTGGTACTTGTTGGTCTTCCTGGTGAACGTCATCAAGACGTCTCCGTCGCTCACGGCGCACTCCAAGATGTGGATCGCCCCCGCCCTCTCGAAGATGAAGTCCGGGGTCATCTTGAAGGTGAAGGGCCCCTTCTCCAGGTCCGTGAAGGCGGGGTACGAGAATATGTCGATGTCGGTGGAGACCTCATCCAGCCCGAGCTCCGTGGCGACCAAGATCCCGAACCACTCGTGCCTGAGCCACAGGTACTTGTCCATCGTCTCGTAGGTGAGCTCCTTCGCGAGGGTCATCTGCGTCAACTGGGTGATCACCGACACCTCGTCCACCTCCTCCCTCGTCTTGTACTCGTAGTCGTACGCCGAGATGTAGGCCTTCACGGCCTCCGTCAGCATTTGGTTGTCGCGGGGCTGGGTCACCATGCCGTTCGCGTCGAAGAGCGGCCCGAACTTGTTGATCTCGTACATCGTCGGCGAGAAGGACGAGACGTAGCCGGACCCGTTCCGCACCAACTTCAACATCTGCGTCTCCAGGTCCAAGCTCATCTCCTCACTGACGAACTGGCTCCTGTCCATCGTCGGGAGGTCCTCCAGGTCCGAGCGGGTGATCTCCTGCACCCGGTACAAGTTGATGTTGACCAAGTTCGACACTATATTCGAGATGTTATAGGGCTCGAAGAACTTCATGTAGATCATCCCCTCCCACATCTGGACGGGGGCGTCCACCAAGCCGTTCGAGCGGTTCACGACGATCACGACGTCCCGGATGTTGTCCGTCGTCAGGATCCTGTACCTCAACGAGAGGTACGAGAAGAACTTCAAGTCCAGATTCGACCTGTTCCTGGGTTTCTTCATCAATGTGATATTCGTGTTGCTTTGGACTCAAC